GCGCGCGGCCGCGCGCGCAGCACGGAGGAAGAAGTGACCACGAACAGCCAGAAGACCCGCGAGATGACGCCCGAGGAGAACTTCCGCGAGCTGTACAAGCGGTTCGCCCAGCTCAACGACAAGGTGTCCGCGTTCCTCAACCCGGCGTGGGGTTCCGAGATGGGGATCATTCCGGCCGATCACCCGCTGTACCAGGGCGAGGAGCCTGGCCCGGCGCTGACCGCGGAGGAGACGACCACCCGCGTGTTCGCCGCACTTCACCGATCCGCGGAGCAGGACGTCAGCCGCGTCATCGCCCTCTACGAGCAGTGGGTGAAGGCCGGACCGCCGCCGCTCGGCACGCCGATGGCCCGCTGGTGGGACAAGCGGCTCGCCGAACTGCACGCCGCGATCCTCCCGCCCGCCGACCAAACCAAGGAGCAGTGACCATGCCCAAGTTCCGCAAGAAGCCCGTCGAGATCGAAGCCGTGCAGTTCACCGGCACCGGCGACAGTTGCACAGAGGTCCTCGCCTTCCTGGGCGGCTCGCACTCCGGCAACCAGCGCTGGAACAGCACCACGAACACCGGCGGCGTAATCCTCACGCTCGAAGGCGAGATGGCCTTCCGTCCCGGCGATTGGATCATCAAGGGGGTCGCCGGAGAGTTCTACCCCTGCCGAGACGACATCTTCGCCGCCACCTACGAGCCCGTCGAGGAGGGGCGCTGCGGCCCGGAGTGCTCGGAGATGCACACCGAGACCGGACGCTGCGAGATCGCGAGGAACCGCTGACCATGTCCGTCGAGACACCCGCCGGCAACTCCCGCAACGCCGCCCTCGCCATGGTCACCGCCATCCTCGACCGCGACGACGACGCAGCCTGGGCCATCGCCCGCTCCGCCGACCACGACCCCGCTACCCTCGCCGTCCTTCTCGCCCGCGTTGTGGCCAGGTCGACGACGCCGGAGGTGTGGCGGCAGATCGCCCTGACCATCGCACGAGGAGACTGACCGTGCCCGAAGAGCCCTGCCCCTTCTGCGAGATCGTCGCCGGGCGCGCACCCGCCACCATCGTCCGAGAGTGGCCCGACGCGCTCGCCATCGTGCCGCTCACCCCGGTAGTCGGGGGCCACACCCTCGTCATCCCCAAGAAGCACGTCCCCGACTTCGCCCACGACCCAGACGTGGCCGCCGACACGATGTGGCGCGCTGCTCTGCTCGCGCAGAAGTCGGACCGACCGATGAACCTGATCACGTCCCGGGGCAGCGAGGCCACGCAGTCTGTGTTCCACCTGCACCTGCATCTCGTGCCCCGCGCCGAGCACGACGGCCTCCCCCTGCCCTGGCACTCCGGACATCCGACCTGTTCGGCGTGCAACGGCAGCGGACTCTGTTCTGCCTGCCTCTGAGCATGACGAAGGGGCGCGCCCACCGACCTCCCCAGGCCAGGCACGCCCCATCCGGTGGCCCCACCGTACCGCCCCACGCACCACAGGAGCCGACGATGACCACCGCCGCCACGAACCTCCGCACCATCGCCCTCCACTGGAGGAACCTCCACGACGCCCTCGGCCAACCCGCCATCCACCATGGCTTCGGCGTCGGCCTCCGCAGCCACCTCGTCGCGCTCGAAGAAGCCGACACCACCCTGGTCGTCGTCGACCACACGCAGACGCTCACCACCATTCGCGACGCCACCGGCCGCGTCACCGGCTACCTCTGCCAGCACTGCGGCGACGTCGACCCAGGGCACACCCACCCGATCGGCGACGAGCGTGACCCCGCCCAGATCGGCCAGCGGCCCGTTCCCGTCCGTCTCCACATCCTCGACACCATGCGCGCCGTCGAAGCCGCCCTCACCGCCTGCGCCGACGACATCGCCCGCACCGCACAGCGCGCGCCGATCTCCGTGCCGGCCGCCCGCAAGGCCGACTACCGCACCCTCCGCGAGGCCCGCATCGCCGCCACAGACCGGCAGCGCCGTACCGAGCTGGCGCACGCCGACCAGCACGACCCTCGACGGTGGCGGTACACCGGCACGCGGACCGCGACCTACGCCGCGCTCTGGCTCCTGGCCCGGATCGAGCGCGCGCCCGGACCGTGCCGCCGCATCACCGACGAGGAGGAGACGCGGATCGGGAACGTCGCGGCCGGCGCCGCCGAGCGCGTCGAGCGGGCGCTGGACATTGCGGCGCAGCGGCGGACGCTGGAGCAGCTGCACGACTGCGGTGGGGCGATCGACGTCCACGGTGGGGAGGGCCGGTCGCCGCTCGCGCACTGCACCGGCTGCGGGCGGATCTGGGCCGAGGGCGTGATCGCCGCATGAGGGGCGAGCGGGCCCGGCTTCGGCGGCGGCTACTCCATCGGCTGACGGGCCGGGCGGTCCTGGTGGCCGCGCTCGCGGTCGTCGCCTGGGTAGCCATCAACCGGTGAACAGCACGCCGTCCGGAACCCGCACACGGCCTCACCTGCATCGGCCATCATGCCGTCATGACGACATACGACGGTCCCGCTACAGCCATCGTCCGCGACGCGGAGTACCCGGTCACCGCCGACCTGGCCATCACCACGGACGGTGGCCTCCAGGAGTGGCACGGCACCATCACGGCTGAGAGCGAAGAAGCCGCATGGGCGATCTTCAACGACAACGACACCAAGCTGCGGATCGACGACCACCGCTCGGGGAACTTCATCGCGGGAACGTTCAATGCGGACACGGCCGAGCTGCGCATCCAAGGCAGCGGTCCTGCCCCCTTCGGGGGCTGACCACCGTGCCCCGCCGATCGGCGCGCCTACGCCTCGGCTCGCAACTGCGCCCCTTGATGAGCACCGCTCTCAGTTCAGCCATCGCACCCGTACGGCCGTGGGCACTTCAACGTCACAAGGCACAACCCACGGATCGAAATCTTCGCGCCGACACGTAAGGATGAGGCGCATCGGCTTGTTCATCCAGTCGTCGCGCCAGTTCCGTTCAACGTTGCCGCCCTGCTGCCAGTGGGGCGGCCGTGTCCGCTCGATGCTGAACGGGCGGCCCGTCCCAACCCGCAGCGGAAACAGCTCGACCGTCTGCCCGTTCACATCAGCCCCGTCCGCACTGTACGAGAAACGGCACGGGCCCCAAACCTGCGCGTCGACGTCCTCCTGGGTGCGATCGCCGGGAAGCCGGACCGTGCGGTCCATGTCGTCACTGCTGACGATGCGGATTGCGATCTCGTCCAGCTGCTTCAGCGGCACGGGCCCGATGAGCCGCACGCTGAGCGTGGCTCGATCGCCTTCGCCACGCTCGATGCTGATGTCGAACTCGGGCGTCAGGTCTGCGTGCCATCGCTGACGCTCGATGCGGGCCACCGTGTCCGCCGTCTTCGCCGAGCGTGTGGCTGCTCGCCACGCGCCCCAAGTGGCTATCGCGCTGAGTCCGGCCGTGGAGACGGTGCCGATGTCCGTCCAGGGAATGCTCATGGCGCGCGAGAGTATCGCTTCCTCCGGGCGCACCACCGTTCTTCAGTGCTTCCAGACCTGCGGGCCTCCGCCTCGCCACTCGATCAGCGTGGACCGGACCACGTCCATCTCGTCGAACTCCTGGAGCCCGGCCTCCTGCATGAACCGCGCGACGTCCATGACGCTGTACGCGAGGCCGAGGATCGTCCCGTCGATACGCACCCGCCGGCCACCCTGCTCGTCGGGCGGGTAGACGATCACGCGCGGTGTGGCCATGGAACCAGAGTGCGGCCACCTACCTGCGGGCGCACGACGGGACCGTTCAATCGAGGACGCCGAGCGCCGTGTCCGGCCGACAGTGCGGGCACGCCGCCACGCCCTCGGTGAGCGCGTGCAATGCAGTCGACCGGTCGACGCCCTTCGATCGTTTCCCCGCGTTCCAGCAGTCGCCCGCGTGGACGTACACCGCATCTTGCCCGGACAGGCCGCGCTCGATAAGCCAGTCCGGGGAGGGTGGCCGGGCTTCGATGCCGCGCTGGTGCTCTGCTTCGCGGCGTTCGGCGTCCTTGATCTGCCCGCGGACCCGGTCGAGGGTCAGGGCCAGCCAGGTCTCCAGGGTGCGGAGGCGTGGCAGATCAGGCGGCAAATCGTGCACATATTCGATTCTAGGTGGACGTCGAGTTGACGGCTCGACCAGGGCAACCAGTGATCATCTGCCATCCTGGCGCGATGACCGACACGCAGCCGCCCAATCCGCTCGACGACGACTTCGAGGACGTGATCGGCGACGAGACCGACTTCCCCGTGGACGAATACCGCCTGTCGACACGCCCCGCAGCTAGCCCCGACCAGTGAGCTAGTGGCGGCCGGTCTTCTTCACGGCCGCCTCGATCTCGAACCGCGGCTTGCCCTCCGCCTTCGCGTACTCGGTCACCGCGGCCTGCACCGTCCGGGACAGCTCCCGCCAGTCCCGCCACGCCTTCTCATAGGTCAGGGTCTGCTCGTCGGTCCACTCGATGACGGTCGGCCGGCCGTACTGGTCGCGGAGCTGGAGGACGTGGGCGTGCGCCTGGTCGGCGGCATGCTGCATCTGGACGAGGTCTTCGAGGGTGTGGGCCACGGGCACGGATCATACGTCCGGGCACGACGAAGCCCCCGCCTCGACGCGAGACGGGGACTCAGAGACGATGTCCGAGTTACTCGACCGGGTCATCCTTGCTGGCTAGGGCGATGCCGCGCCGTGTACCAAGCCAGTGGAGTGCCCACCACGCTGCCCCGCCAGCGGCGCCGACCCATGCCCAGCCATAGGTGAGCAGGGTGTGCAGGCCGTCGGAGTGCACGATGTAGATCACGTGGCTGCCAGACACGAGGCCGACGAAGGCTTCGCGCCGTCCGCGTGTCTTGAGAACCCAATCGACCGGCGCCCAGGTCCAACCGAGCCAGTCGTGAGCACGGAACCGGACTGCCGCGAGCAAGAAGCCAGCAGCCTTGTGCCGCTTCTGCTTGGCGGTGAGGATGTCGCCGTTTTCCGGATCGCCGCGAAGGTCGTCAAGCCAGGTCGAACCGACGTTGCGCCGCTTGCCGGCCATGAGGGCCGCCAGGCCGGTGGCTCGCTCGGGGATCTGAAGGCCCGGAAGGCGCAGATCAACGGAGAAGACGACCTTGGCTTGGTTTTCCTTGGAGTGTCGCAGGTCGTACAACATCATGATCGAGGTGCCGACGGCGGTCAGCGTCGCGAAGATCACTTCGAAGGCGGCCAGCTTTAGAGCGTAGCCACTGAGGCCAATGGCTACGAAGCACAGGCCGGTCAAGGCCATCTTCGCCTGTCGCTCATTCACCACGAACTTGATACGCATCAGGCCAGCCCTCCCTGCGGGCGGAGCCCGAAGCGGCTGCGGCGTTCGGTGCGTGCCTGTAGCGCGGCGGTCGCCTGCTGCCGGCCGGTGCCGGTCAGTTCGTAGAAACGGCGGGCCGGGCGGCCGGGGTGCGGCTCGGTCTCGTCCCAGCCGCGAACCCAGCCGCGTTCCGTGAGGCGGTCGAGGATCGGGTAGACGGTGCCGGAGCCGAGGTCGGCGTCGCGGCAGATACTGAAGCCCCAGGGCGGGTTGTCCGTGGTGGCGTTGAGCAGCACTTCCAGGACGCCGATGGTGGGCTTCGTCAGGCGCGGTGTGGCCGTGGTGGCCTGCTCTCTGCGGCGCGGCTCCTCGAAGGAGCCGGCCTGTGCGTGTGGTGCCATGCCAACAGTGGAGCATGTGTCGAGTACGACAGGCAAGAGCGCGCACATCCAGCCCGAGCCCCCACCTCAGCCGAGACGGGGGCTCGGCACACGGCTACGGCCGCCAATCGTCGCGATAGCCGGGCCGGTCCGCGTACGGCAGCGCCAGCAGGCGCGCCACGGGACGCAGGCGTTCGGCGGTCTCGATCAGTTCACTCTCCTGTCGATGCAGCCGCGAGAACTCGCCGCTATCCGCACCGATCGCCTCTCGCATCCGGGTCCGTAGCGCCTGGCGTTCACCGAGGGCGCTGGCGAACAGGCCAAGGATCTGCCGCTTGCTGTCGATCTCGCGCAGCACCCGCGCCGGATTATGTGCGGCGATGAAGTCAGCGTCAGCGAGGCCCTGCTCGCTGTCCGCGGTTTCGACTCCCGCGCCCGGACGCCCGAAGTCGACGGTCCAGCCGTATTCGCCGATGCCGCTCTGCACCCACGGCCCAAGCGTTGCGGCCCGCGCCATCCGTTCGTCCTCGTCGAGCTGGACGCCCAGCCACACCACCAGCTCATCCACCCGACGTCTCCTCTCGCTTCGGCCGGCTCTTCCCCGACCCCGAGTAGCCCTTCGCGATGTCCTGCACCGTGCTGAAGCTGATGCCCAACTCGGCACCCACAGTGCGCAACGACGCCCCGGGCCGCGCCAGCAACTCGTTCACCGCCTCCTGCCGCGCCTCCTTGAGCGCCTTGTTCTGACCCGGCAGAGCCTTCAGTACCTCGCTCAGGGCGCGGGCTCTCTCGGTCGGGTCGGCGATCTCCTTGAGAGCGTCGATGGCATCGAACACCCGCTGCGCCTCCTCGGTCACACCCGGCCCCTTCTCTTGGGCGGGCCACTGGCCAAAGTGTAGGGGGTTCCCCTACAGTGCTGGAAGTGGCACCGCGCTACTGATGCACAAAGCCCCCGGCCCGGCGCTGGAACGCCATATGGGCCGGGGGCGGACCCACCCACAACCACGACGAAGGAGCAGGTCCAATGCCCGAGCGTATCGGCCGACCCCAAGGCCAGCCCACCCCCGCACGCTGGCCCGGCGAGATCGCCCGCCCCGGCAACGTCAGCATCACCGAGACCCCGCACACCCCATGGCCCTACGGCACCGCCTGCCACAGCTGCCATCACACCAACGTCCACCGGACCCGCGACGACGCCACGACGGCCGCCCACACCCACGCCGGAACCTGCACCGCCCCCCAGTTGGCGGCCATCCAGTGACCCGCCCTCGCCCCGGCTTCTACCGGGCAATGGCCGCGCTCGCCGTCCTCGCCACCGTGCTCGCGCTCGCCGTCGAACTGCGCGGAGGCAACTGATGGGCATCCGAAGCTTCGGCCGCAGCCTCCGCCCCGGCAGGGACCAGCAGCTCGCCGCTGACCTGTCCGCCCAGCGCAGCCGCAACCACCGCCGAGGCGCCACCCGCGCCGACCGCGCCGGCCAGGCCTGGGAGGACCAGGAGCGCGCCGACGAGCGGGCCCGCCGCGGCCGCTGGTCCCGCTGACCCACCACAAGCCGCCGGCCCCGCCCGCGATTCCGTTCCCCCACGGCCGCGATCGGGGTCGGCTCACGCTCCCGGAGGAGCACCGTGAAGACCCGCCGCATCGAGCGCACCCGCCTCGTCCCCCACACCGTCGACGGCGAGACCGAAATGGTCCTCGACACCGAGGTCATCAACGTCCCCGCCCCGCCGGCCGACTGGGACCAGCGCGTCCGCGTGGCCGTCACCATCGGCGCCTGCGTCCTCGTTGCCGTCGCCCTCGTCTGGAGCACCAGCGCGATCGGCGGGCTCCTCGCCGTGTCCGTCGTCGCCGTGGTCGCCTACGCGGCCGCCGCAGCCTTCGACATGACGTGGATCATGTGCATGGCCGTCGAGTGGCTGCTCCGCTACGACCCCGAGCGCGCCAAGACGCCCCGCAAGGCCGGCCATGGGGCGCTCGCCGTGTCCATGGCCGCGGTCTTCGCGCACGGCTACGTCTTCGACCAGCTCGTCATCGGCGCGGTCGGGGCGGCCGTGTCCGCGCTCGCCAAGGGCGGATGGACGATCGCCATGCGCGTGCACGCCCGCCCGCTGGACTCCCGCACACAGCAGTGGGTCGCCAAGCGGCGCGCCACCGTCGACGGACAGCTCGCCATGATCCCGATCCGCCGGGAACTGCAGCGCGGACAGGCCACGGTCGACGCCGAGCGGCGCGGCCTGACCAGCGATCCGGACCACGGATCCGCGGATTCGGACCGATCCGGATCGGATCCGCAGTCCGGATCCGGCAATCCGCTTCCCACTCTCACCGGCCCCATGACCGTGAAGGACGCGGTCCGGACCGCCATGGATTCCGGGATCACCGATCCGGATGCCGTCCTGCGCTACGTCCACACGGTTGCCGACGCCAACGCCAAGGAATCCACCGTCGCCCGCTACCTCCGCGGCGCCTGACCCCACCGATCGGACACCGTCATGCTGCTCCTCGCCCTCTGCGCCGCCGCCCTCATCCCCGGACTCGTCACCGGCTGGGTCGTCCACCGCCGCCACGGCTGGCACCGCGCCGCCCTCACCGCGGCCGGCGTCACCCTCGCCACCCCCTTCGTGCTCCTGTCCAGCTTCGTCGTGTTCCCGCCCCTCGGGTTCGCCCTCGGCGCGGCCGCCGCCCTGGCCGCCCTCGGCGCGTTCGACGACGGACGGATCTGGACCGGCGTAGCCCTCGCCGGAGCCGCGGGTGTCGCGTTCTCGTGCGCGGGATGGGCGGCGTGGTGAGCAGCGACCGCCCGATCACACCGACGCGGATCATCCCGGCCGGGGAGGCACTGCCCGCCCCGGCGGCGCCGCCTCCCCCGCGCCCTCGCCGCGCCTCCCGCCCGCACCGATCCCGGTCCCGACTGGTGGAGGTCACCGCCCGGACCCTCCGGACCGCCTCCGCCAGTCCCGGTCGACGTCCACGTCACCATCGCCGCAGGTGGACCCCCGGATCCGGAATCCGGACCGCGCTGGTGGGGCCGGATCCGCTGGGGCTACAACACCGCATGCGGGCTCGTCGGCCTCGGCATGTCCGGCCCATGGGCGTGGGTCCTCCAGTCCGTCCGCGACGAGCAGTCCCTCGCCGGCGCCTGGGTGATGGCCTCCATCCCCCTCGCCGTCCTCGTCCTCCTCGACAACGCCCGACGGGTCGAAGCCATGGCCGCGCACCACGACCTCTGGGCGCCGAAGCTACGCGCCGCCCTCACCCGCACCGCACTGTGGGCCGCTGTCCTCGCCACCGTCCTCACCCTCCCGATCACCACGCTCGTCTACCTGATCACCGGAGTGCAGCCGTCATGAGCACCACCCTGGCCGCGAGCCAGTACACGACGACCACCATCTCGACGGCTGGGTTCGCCCTCGGGTTGGCCCTCCTCGGCGCCGAGCTGTGGCGCTGGCACAAGGGCGGCGCAGGAGGCGGGAAGGGAGGCAAGGGCGACGACAGGGGAAGCGCAGCGAAGGACCCGAAGGCCCTGATCCCGCTCGGCTTCGGGATGATCTGCGGAATCCTGATGCTCGCCTGCCCGGCCGGACTCTTCGGCGGCCTCGCCGGCCTGCTCCGCTTCGGCGGCAACACCGTCGGTGACCTGGCCATGCACTGGCTCACCGGGGCCCGCAGCAACACCTTGGGTACGGCCGCCACTCCCCGCATCGACCAGTACGGGGCGATCGTCGTCACCGCTACGGTCATCGTCCTGTGGCTGCTGCGGAAGACCTTCGCCAAGGCGATCAGGGGGAAGTGGAAGAAGGGCGTACTCATCGGCGTGTTGTTGTCCGTGTCCACCGGCGTGGCCGCGATCGTGGCCCAGCAGATCGTCGACGGCGCGAACGGACTCGGCGCGTGGGCGATCACCGGCATCGCCACCGGGACGCTGTGATGAGCGCGCCCACGACAGTGCAGTGGATCCGGCAGGCCGGGCAGCGGATCGCCACCGGATCCACCCGCCGTACCGCCCAGCTCGCCGCCGGGACGCTACGCCTGGCCCGCAACCTGTGGCGCCGCGCGGCCGGTTGGCTGGGGGAGGCGTCTGGTCTGTCCTGGGTGCTGCGCGTGGCCGTACTCCTTGCGGCCGCCGTGGTCGTTCGGAAGGTTGCCGTGGCTGTCGCGGGCGCGGTGTACGCGCGGGTGGAGTCCGGGCAGGCGTGGTGGCTGCTGTGGGGTGCCGCCATCGGGTGGACCGTGACCGCGTACCGGGCGGGCCGCGAGGGCTGGAAGCCGAAGCAGCCAGCCCCGGCCGCCGAACCGGCCCCGGTCGAGGAGCCGCCGGCCGAACCGTCCGGACCCCGCCCGCCGACCGCCGCCGAGCTGGTCGCCGCGGTCCGCGAGATCGGTACCCCGCACGCCCATCTGAAGGCCCTCGCCTCCCACCTCCAGACCACGACCGAGCAGGTCCGGGAGACAGCGGCTGTGGCAGGGCTGGCGGTGACGGACGTGAGGATGGGCGGCCGGCCGTCCACGGGGGTGCGCGGTGACGCACTCCCCTCTCTCCCCTCCCCCGACCCCACGGGGGGCGTTGTTGGCGCAGGTCAGCCCGCCAACAACGACAACAACAACGCGTTCGAGTCCGTCCCCGACGAGGACAACCCGCATCGCACGCACGTCCACTGGCTCACCAAGTAGAGCCACCGCAGGTCACAACTTCGACATACCGCCTTCACCGCTCCCGCACGGGCGCGCATGATGCCGCCCTGCACACCAGTCCTTGGGGGGACCATGAATCGCCGCACCATCGCCCTCATCAGCTCCGCCGCCGTCGCCGTGGCAGGCGCCGCCACCGGCCTGACGATCTGGCTCAGCCAGCCCTCGTACGACGAGATCGTCAAGGGCTGCCAGAAGGCCCTCGCCGCGCAGTCGGAGGTCGGCGGGAAGGGCAAGCCGAGCGCCTGCAACGACGTGAAGAAAGACGACTTTTCGGCGCTCGCGCTGGCCAATGCGTTCGAGAGCCTGCCGCAGAAGGACCAGGACACGCTGGACTACTTCGACGACGGCACGATCAACGACAGCATCGGCGGGGATACGCCGTAGCTGTCACGCTGAAGGCTGCGCGCCGGGTAACGCCCGGCAGTTGGCCCCGCTGTTCACCCCCGTGACGGCGGGGCTTCGGCTATCCCAGCGGCTTCCCCGTCTTGCGCCCCTGACCAGAAACCGTGACGAAGGGGCGGATGTCCGCCCGCCTGACCCTGCGGGTCTGGCAGATGCGATCGACCTCGCCGTCAGCGATGTACCAGCTCGTTTCAGCGTACGGATCGATACGAAACGGGAGTGCCTCGACCCCGGGCAGCGGTGCGCTCTCCGCAGCAGTCGTCAGCCCTCCGGGAAGGAGTAGTCCCCAAGACGTGATCGTGGCAGGGGAACGTCCCCGATTCGTGGCCGAGACAGCGAGGAACTGCTCTGTGCTCATCTCTCCTGCGATCACAGGGATGGCGAAATGCGTCTTTACTCGTATGACAGGGCCCGTGCGTAGCCACGAAATGCATTGCCAAGCCAAAGAGATGACGCTAACTACCAGAGCGCCGATGGATATGACCAGGGTTGACATGCGTTGATGCTAGGGCAGCAGCCAGCAGGCGGACACGCTTGGCCAGTTGCGTTCTGCTCGATCATGCCCCACACTGGCCGCAGATTTGGCGTGCCCGGAAACGATCACCGCGGATCAGGCATGATGCCCCCTTCACCACCAGTTCCAGGGGGGAACATGCGCCACCGCCACACCGCCGCCGCAGCCATCGCGATCACCGCACTCGCACTCACCGCGTGCTCGAGCAGCGATACCGACGCGAAGCCGAAGGCCACCGCCAGCACGAAGGCACCCGTCACGACGGCCACGCCCACACTCGACAAGGACGACGCCGCAGCCGCCGCCGGCCTCCCGCCCGAGCCCACCGGCGCCAAGCGCGCCGAGCTGCTCCGCGCGCTGACCGCCGCCAACCCGGACATCACCAAGTACGAGGACAAGGCCATCGACGCCGCACGCAACCAGTGCATGGCGATCAACGGCGGCGCACAGAAGCTCGACTACTTCGCGTCGCAGCGCTTCACGTACAAGGACGTCACGACGACGGAGGCGCAGGGCAAGCAGATCAACGCGGCCCTCAACGGGCTCGGCTTCTGCAAGACCTGATCCCACCCCACAGTCCGGCCCGGCCGCACGCCACCGAGCGGCCGGGCCTTTCCACGCCTACAGGAGGTGCACCGTGGCCAACCAGAGCACCCACCCGGTCACCGACGAAGAACGCCAGCGCATCCGCGAACTCCACGCCGACGGCATGGGCCGCAACGCCATCGCCCGCGCGATCGGCCGTTCCTACCGAGCCGTCAGCGTCCAAGCGGCCAGGATGGGCCTCGCCTTCGACCGGACGATGTCCGAAGAGGCCACCCGCGCCCGCAAAGCGGACCTCGAAGAGCGCCGCGTCATGCTCGCCGAAGCCCTACTGGAAGACGCCGAGCGGCTCACCGAGCAGCTGTGGCAGCCAGCGAAGGTCTTCCGTATCGGCGGCTCCGCCAACACGTACGCCGAGCACGATGTCGACGAGCCGCCGTCCGACGCGAAGAAAGACATCATGGCCGCGGCCGGCATCGCCATCGAGAAGTCGCTGAAGTTGGCCCCGCCGGAGCGTGAAGACACCGAGGGCCTGGCCGCGGTCGACCAGTGGCTGAGGGGAATGATCGGCGGCGAGTAGGGGGCAACGATGTTCCGTCCCCTGACCGGCAAGTCCCTCCGTGCGACGCAGCTCGCGGCCGCGCGCGGCAACCTGTGGGAAGGCGCGGTCCGGTCGGGCAAGACCATCGGGTCGATCATGGTGTGGCTGAAGTACATCCGCACCGGGCCGGCGGGCGCACTCCTCATGGTCGGGAAGACCGAGCGCACGCTGAAGCGGAACATCATCGACGTCATCGAGCAGATGGTCGGCAAGCAGCGGTGCGTGTACCGGGCGGGCGCGGGCGAAGTCGTGATTTTCGGCCGCACGATCTATGTGGCTGGCGCGAACGATGAGAAGGCCGTCGACAAGATCAAGGGCCTGACCCTCGCGGGCGCCTACATGGATGAGGTCACCACCTACCCGCAGACGTTCTTCCAGATGATGGAGACTCGCCTCTCCATCGAGGGCGCGAAGTGGTTCGCGACGACCAACCCGGAGGGGCCGAACCACTGGCTGAAGAAGAACTACCTCGACCGGGCCCGCCTGCACATGCGGCGGGACGGCACCATCCTGGAGACGCACGACCCGGACGCGCTCGACGTGCACCGCTTTTCGTTCGTCCTGGACGACAATCCATCGCTGCCCGTGGACTATGTGGCCAGCTTGAAGCGCTCCCATCAGGGGCTGTTCTTCCGGCGGTACATCCTCGGCGAGTGGTGCCTCGCGGAGGGCGTCATCTACGACGCGTTCGACGAGGCGCGGCACGTCATCGACATTGTTCCGGAGATCTCCCGCTGGATGTGTGTTGGCCTGGACTACGGCACGGTCAACCCGTTCGCGGCGCTCCTGATCGGCATCGGCAACGACCAACGCCTGTACGTCGCCTCCGAGTACCGGCACGACTCGCGGATCGCACGCCGGCAGCTGACGGACGCGCAGTACTCGGTGGGTGTCCGTCAGTGGCTGGCGTCGTACGAGCACCGCGGGACGAAGGGTGTGGCCCCGTCGTGGCTGTTCGTCGACCCGAGCGCGGCTTCCTTCATGACTCAGCTGTGGTCTGACGGGGTGCCCGGGGTGGCGAAGGCGGACAACGACGTGAAGGACGGCATCCGGTCGGTGTCCACGGCGTTCGGGGCGAACCTGCTGTCGGTCCACCGCTCCTGCGCGGGCCTGCTGGAGGAACTGCCCGCGTACGTCTGGGACGAGAAGGCCTCGTTGAAGGGCATCGACCAGCCGCTGAAGGTCAACGACCACAGCGTGGACGGTCTGCGGTACGGGCTGCACAGCGCGGTCAACGAGTGGCGGCACCTGCTGCCCGCGACATCCCTGGAGGTGGCTGCCTGATGGCTGCGACGGCATCGATTCCCGTGTACCTGGCCATCGGCAACGGAGGCATCCCGTGGGAGATCGGCACGATCGAACTCACGGCGGACGCCAGCGGGACCATCACGCTCACCACGATGGACATCGCCGCAGCCTTGCGGGAGACGGCGGACGCGATGGAAGCAGCAGCGAGGGAGGAGAGCGATGCCGCTTCCGAGTAAGGGCACCCCGTGGCCGCCGATCCACCCGGCGATCCAGGCCGACATGGCCGACTGGCGCGCCTGGTACGCCGCGAACCCTGACCGCCTGTCGTACCGATACCTCAACCGTCACCGCGACAACGGGCGCTTCGGCCAGATGCAGAACCGGCCCAGCCAGTACCGCGGCGGCATGGTCGGCCGCGTCGCCCGCTGGTTCTGGGGCGAGCCCACTCCCCTCGGCGAGAAGCGCGCCAACCTCCACATGCCCCTCGCCCGGGACATCGCCCGTACCTCGTCCGGCCTCCTGTACTCCGAGCCGCCTGCCCTGAAGGTCGAGAACACGGCCACCCAGGAGCGCCTCGAACAGCTCATGGACGTCGGCATGAAGCGCACCCTGATCGGCTCCGGTGCGGTCGGCTCGGCGCTCGGCGGCTCGTACCTGCGGATCGTGTGGGACGACGCGATCAGCGAACGGCCGTGGCTCAACATGGTCCAGGCGGACGGCGCCCACCCCGAGTTCGCGTACGGCGAGAAGCTGCGCGGAGTCACGTTCTGGACGGTGCTCGCGGTCGACGGGCAGAAGGTCATCCGCCACCTGGAGCGTCACGAGCCGGGCGCCATCCTGCACGGCGTGTACGAGGGCACCGAGCAGAACCTCGGCAAGCCTGTCGACATGGGCGCCTTCGAGGAGACGAAGAACCTCCTGCCTGCGCGCGCCCTGCCGATCGGCAGGCGGCTGGCCTGTACGTACATCCCGAACACGATGGTGGCCCCCGACTGGGACGACATCCCCGGCGCGGCAGGCCTCGGCACCTCGGACTATCAGGGTGCGGAGACGTTCCTGTCCGCCGTCGACGAGACGTACACCAGCTGGATGCGCGATATCCGCCTCGCGAAGTCCCGCATCCTCGTCCCCCAGGGCTACCTTCTGAACAACGGCCCTGGACAGGGCGCGTCGTGGGACGACCGCGAGGTCATGGTCGGCTTGAACATCCCGCCGACCGAAGACCAGTCCATCACCCTGTCCCAGTTCCTGATCCGGCACGAGGAGCACCGGGCCACGATCGAGGAGCTGGTGGGCAAGGTCATCCGTAACGCCGGCTACAGCGGCGGGACGTTCGGCGACGACTCCGACGGGCCTGCCGCGACGGCCACGGAGATCAAGGCCAGGACGGCGCGCAGCATGACCACCCGCGCGGAGAAGGGGGAGCTGGCCGCGCCGCGGATCGCCGACGTCACGGAGACCCTGCTCATCCTCGAAGCATCCGGAATGTTCCCGGGCGTGAGCGGGGTCGAGGTCGAGCGCCCGGACGTCAAGTTCCAGGACAGCGTGCAGGACGACATCAAGACCCTCGCGGAGACAGCCGCGCTCATGGGGCAGGCCGAGGCCGCGTCCACCGAGACGAAGGTCGCCCTCCTCCACCCGGACTGGGACGAGCAGGACCAGAGGGCCGAGGTCGACCGGATCCTCAAGGAGTCCGGCCGGCTCGTCGAGGATCCGTTTACGCTCGGCGCGGACCAGCCTGCCTTCGGTCAGTAGAGCGCGGAGGGAGGCGGCATGCCGGTCAGCCCCGCCATGGCGGAGGATCTCGCCTCGGCCGTGTCCGCCCTGTACGAGCAGGCCGAGCTGGCGCTGATCGAAAAGGTCACGCGCGCCCTCGCCGCGGGCCTCAACAGCCCGCTCTGGGCCGAACTCAAAATCCAGTCGATCGGGCACCTGCGGACGGCCATCGAGGACATCATCGCCGCCCTCCAGGCCGAGGCCACCGGCGCGATCCACACGGCCGTCGCCGAGGCATACAACCGGGGCACGACGGCCGCCGTCCTCGAACTCGGCGCTATCGCCCCAGCCGTCGCCGCGATCCCCTCGGGCACGCAGGCTGTGGACCGGCTCGCGGCCGCCCTCGTCCAGGAGACCCAGGCGACGCACGCGCGGATCCTGCGCACCGGACTGGACGTGTACCGGCAGGTCATCGCCGAGGCAACGTCCGCTCCGCTGCTCGGGGCATCGACTCGGCGTGAGGCTGCCGGGCGGGCGCTCGCCAAGTTCTCGGCTCGGGGCGTCACCGGGTTCGTCGACCGGTCCGGCCGGGCCTGGAACCTGACGAGCTACGCGGAGATGGCCACACGGTCCGCGCTCGGCCGGGCGGCCGTGCAGGCGCACACCGACCGGCTTGCCGCCTACGGCATCGATCTGGTGCTCGTCTCGGATGCTCCGGAGGAGTGCGAGCGGTGCAAGCCGTGGGAGGGCAAGGTCTTGCGGCGTGACGGCTCCTCCGGTCCGGACACCGTGGAGGTCGAGCACGCCACCGAGGACGACCAGATGGTGCGGGTTCGCGTGGCCGGCAGCTTTCCCGAGGCGCGCGCGGCCGGTCTGATGCACCCAAACTGTCGCCACACCGTGTCGATCTATCTGCCCAGGGTGACGCAGCCTCGTCCGAAGCCGCCGTCGAGGGCGACCTACGAGCAGTCCCAGCAGCAGCGCTACTTCGAGCGGCAGATCCGGGCGTGGAAGCGGCAGGCTGCCGGTGCGATCGATGACGACAAGCGGGCGCGGGCGAACGCGCGGGTGCGTGAGTACCAGGGCCGCATCCGGGAGCTGGTCGCCGAGACCGGGCTGCCTCGCAAGAGCCACCGCGAGCAGGTAGTCAGCGCGCGCTAGATGGGCCGCCGAACGACCGACTCGAAGTTCTCGCAGTCCTCGTTCATGCACTTGTGCGCGCCGCGCTGCCGCTCGTGGCCTGCGTGCCCTACGGCCGTCGAGTCCACGTCGCCCGTGTAGGCCAGAGGCTCCTTACACGCGGGGCAGCTTGGTCCTGGGCGGCCCACGTCATTTGAGTCCATGCATCGAACGTACGCCGCTCCAGCCGAGGGCGCCCGTTGAGACTTCGGTCCGCCTGGTGCGGGCCGAGAACACCGATCCGCCAGGCGCGGGTCACTCCTGAAGGCCCGCCAGGCGCGGGCCATCTGCACATCCCCGGGACCGACAGGCGCGGTTCCACCCCTGATGCCCGCCAGGCGCGGGCGGATTCATGCCCTGGAGGGCGAATGCGGAAGAAGACCCTGCCCCGGCTCACGACTGCGGGCGCTGGTTGGGCTCACCCCTACGGCCACGGCCCTTTCTCCCCGTTCCTGTACGCGGACGGAGGGGACGGCGACGGCTCCGGATCCGGAAGCGGCGACGCGAACGGTGACGGCGGCGACGGATCAGGCGGCGGCTCCGGTGACGGAAGCGGCGCGGGCTCCGGTGACGGAGGCCAGGGATCCGGCGGCGCCGACGGCCAGGGCAAGGACGGCAAGGGCGACGATCTCTCGGCCACGGTCAAGCGGCTGGAGAAGGAACTCGCCGACGCCCGCAGGGACGCCGGCAAGGCCCGCACGGACGCGAAGAAGCAGGCCGCGGACGACGCCGTCGCAGCCATCACGAAGCAGCTCGGCAAGGCGCTCGGCTTCGTCAAGGACGACGCCCCGCCGGACCCGAAGGCACTCGCCGACGCCATCGCGCAGAAGGACACCGCACTCACCCAGAAGGACGCGGCCCTGCGCGCGAAGGACGTCGAACTCGCCGTGTGGTCCCGAGCCGACAAGCTCAAGGCCAAGGCCGGCGCGCTCCTCGACTCGCGCTCCTTCGTCAGCTCGATCGCTGAACTCGACCCCTCCGACAAGGGCTTCCAGACCGCGCTCGACAAGGCCATCAAGGACGCGGTCGACGGCAACAAGGCCTTCGCCGTGACCCCTCCCGCCGGGAAGTCCGGCGCGGACCTGTCCGGCGGCACCCGCGAAGGCTCAGCCAAGCGCGGCGGATCGCTCTCCGGGGCGATCTCGAACCACTACGGAACCTGACACTCAGGAGTAACCCATGCCCGTGACGCTCGCTCAGGCGCAGCTCAACACCCAGGCGGACATCGACTTCGCCGTCATCGACAACCTCCGCCGCAACTCGTGGCTCTTCAACAACTTCGTGTGGGACGACACGGCGACCCCGGGTACGGGCGACAGCTCCCTCACCTACGGCTACACCCGGCTGCTGGCGCCGTCCTCGGTGTCGTTCCGCCGGTTCAACGAGGAGTACGTCCCCAACCAGGCGACCCGCGAGCGCAAAAGCGTGGAACTGCACCCGCTGGGCGGCGCGTTCACCGTCGACCGGAAGCTGGCCCGGCTCGGCCCGGCCGCCTCGAACGAGATCAGCTTCCAGCTCGCGCAGAAGCTGACCTCGATGCGGACCCGCTTCCAGCAGGAACTGATCCTCGGCGACACCGCCGTCGACGACGCCGGCTTCGACGGCCTCGACAAGGCGCTCACGGGCCAGTCCACCGAGTACCTGCCGCTCGCCGAGGGCACCGCGACCGGATACCTCAACTGGTCGCCCGCAGGGGTCACGTCCGAGGACCTGGCCATGGCGGCTTTCGACTCGTTCGACGACTTCCTCAGCAGGATCATGGGATCGCAGACCGGATCCGGTGACACTGGCGCCGACGGCTCCATCCCGGCCGGCGTGAAGGCAATCCTCGGCAACACCACGTCGATCGCCCGCATCAAGTCGCTCGCCCGACGCGCGACTCAGTTCACCTCCGACCGCAACAGCCTCGGCATGCTGGTCGAGCGGTACGGCGACTGGGTCCTCGTCGACCTCGGCGACCGTTCCGACGGATCCGCCCCGATCATCCCGATCCGGTCGGCGGACACCGACGGCGGCGGCGCGGGTGGCACCATCACCGGCCTCACCGACATCTACGCCGTGAGCCTGGGCCTGGACGCCTTCCACGGGGCGTCGATGGCGGGCGCTCCGCTCGTCGAGACCTACCTGCCCGACTTCACCCAGCCCGGCGCCGTCAAGAGTGGCGAGATCGAGATGGGCCCGGTCGCGGCCGTCCTCCGCAACACGAAGTCCTGCGGCGTCCTGCGCAACGTGAAGGTGCGGTGATCAGCATGACGAACAAGTTCCGGATCGAAGCCCCCGTGCGCAGCTACACGGGCGAGTCCGTCGGCGTGTCCTTCAACAAGGGCACCGGCTTCGTGGACGACTCCACGAAGGAGGGCCGCGCCGCGATCGAGTATTTCCGCCGGCAGGCGTACGGCATCTTTCCCGCCGACGAGGCCACGGAAGAGAACACCGAGGCCACTTCCACCGACGGCGGCACGGTCGACGCGCTGACCAACCTCGGCCACGGCTCCGCACCGTCGGTCGGCTTCGGCATGGGCGTCCAGACGGTGCCCGTGACCCCGGTCGACTACGACCCGTCGAAGCGCAGCCAGGACGACGTCCTCGCCTACCTCGACCAGGTCGACGACGAGGAAGTCGCGCGCATCAAGGCCGCCGAGGCCGCGGGCAAGGACCGCCAGAAGATCGCCGCCTACGAGCGGAAGACCACCCCTGCGCCGCAGGCCGGCGGAGACGACACGAAGGGAGCCGAGCAGTGACGCTCCTCGGCACGTTCAAGGGGAACCCCCGCAACGACCTCGGCTGGCTCAACTCGGCCGGCCGCCCGGACCCGGACGTCACCTTCCACCGGGCCAACCTGCCCCGCGTGGCCCTGGACGACGTCCCCGCGGCGGCAACCGGCGTCATGTGCTCCGTCGCCCTGTACCTCCAGGACGGCGACCTCATCAGCAACCTGACGTTCATCTCCGCCGGGACGGCCGCGGCCTCGCCGACGAACTACTTCGCGGCGCTCTACAACGGCGCCGGCGTGCTGCTCGCACAGTCCGCAGACCAGCTGACCGCGGCGTGGGCGGCGGACACCGCGAAGACGCTCGCTCTGGCGACCGCGCAGCGGATCACCAAGAGCGGCATCTACTACGCGGCGCTGTCGGTGACCGCGTCCACGGTGCCCACGCTGGTGGGCTCGCTCGGCGCGAAGCCGGTCCTCACCGGCGAGGGCAACCTGTCGCAGACGTCGGGCAGCACGCTGACCGGCACCGCCCCGGCGACGATCGCCACGCCCGCCTTCAAGCGGCACGTGCCGCTCGTCATCGCGACCTGATCGGGAGGACCTGATATGCCACTCTCTGGAGCGATGCTCGCCGTCAGTGCGTTCGGCGAGCTGACGCAGGCCCTCGACCTCGGCACCGGCAGCGCCAAGCAGTCGCTGTCGAGGGCCATGTCCCTGAGCACCGGAACGGCCGCCGGCAAGGCGGACCGCATCTTCTCCGACCGGCGCACTCTGGCCGCGTCGGCGACTGAGGATCTCGACCTGGCGGGGGTGCTCCTCGACGCGTTCGGCACGGCGATCACCTTCGCCCGTATCAAGGGCATCGTGATCGCCGCGGCGGCCGGGAACGCGAACAACGTGGTCGTGGGTGCGGCAACGAACCCGTGGGCGACGCTGCTGTCCGCAACGGGCACCGTGACCCTGCGTCCGGGCGCGTTCTTCGCGGCCGGTACAGGGGTGGCGGACGCGACCGGGTACGCGGTCACGGCCTCGACCGGCGACCTGCTGAAGGTCGCCAACTCGGGTGCTGGCACGTCGGTGACGTACGACATCCACATCATCGGCGCGTCCGCGTAGCCGACCCGACCGCGCGTGAGGAGGCCCCGGCGGCGGGCCTCCCGCGCGCGCCCATGTGAGGAGGCGCCATGCCCGATGTGGGAGACAGCGTCACCGTCACCCTGACCGTCGACCCGCACAACGAGACCACCCTGGCAACCCTCGCCATCACCTCCCCGTCCGGCGTCGCCACCTCGGCTCCAACCGGTACGGCCGACGACGGGGCAACGTGGACGGCGACCGTCACGTACACCTCGGCTGGGGTGTGGCGGCTGTCGTGGACGGTGACCGGTGCCGGAGCGGGCATCACGCACCAGCTGGTGTCCGTCGCTCCGGTTCCCGGCACGGTTCCCGCGGGCGGGCGCACGTACGCCACGACGACCCAGCTCGCCGAGTACCTGGGGGAAGCGCCTCCGCTGGACTCGGCGCGGCTGCTGCTGGAGGCCTCACGGATGCTCGACCGGGACTTCCTCACCCCGGCCGTGTACGACGTCGACAGCGTCACCGGCATGCCGACCGACAGCGAGGTGGCGGCAGCGTTCGCCGAAGCCGTGTGCGCGCAGGTGCAGTTCTGGGGGGAGGTCGGTGAGGAGACCGACATCTCCGGCCCGCTCCAGGGCGTCACGATCGGCTCGGTCAGCTTGCAGTTCGGTGCGGGCGATAACCGGTCCGGTCCGTCGTACTACGCGCCGAAGCTCAGCCGGGCCTTGCAGGCGTTGCCCGCCTCGAAGTTCCGCATGGTCGCCTGGTCGGGCTGCTGATGGCCAGCCTCCCGCGCCGCTTCCTCGTTCACACGATCAGGATCGAGGACTACCTCGGCGACACCAGCAAGGGCCCCCGCTACGGGCCTCCACGTGAGGTGCGCTGCCTTGTCGACGAGCAGACCCGCGGGGTCCGGTCCCCGGCGAGCGAGCAGACCACGAGCACGTCGACCGCCTATGCCGGGCCGGAGGAGCAGTCGGCGCCGCCCCTGTCGCGGGTGACGCTGCCGTCCGGGCGGGTCACGAAGGTGATTCTCACGAAGCGCCGCGACGGCCGCGGGCTCGGCACCCCCAACCACACCGAGATCCAACTCGAATAGGGAGGCGGCCATGGCCCGGACGTTCCGACTGCACTTCAACGCCGCGCCGGCCGTTGAGCAGATGCGCAGGGGTGCCGCACGAGGGCTCCTCCTCGCCGCCGAGCACGTGTTGCAACAGGCGCAGGAGGTCGTGCCGCTCGACGAGGGACCGCTCCAGAACTCCGGCACGGTCAGCGTGGACGGGTCGACGCTGACCGCAGTGGTCAGCTACGACACCCCGTACGCCGTCCGGCAGCACGAGGAACTCGATTACCGCCACGCTCCAGGCCGTACCGCGAAGTACCTGGAGAACCCCCTGAACGCCTCGCGCGCCGAGGTCGCCACGATCATCGCTGCCCAGATCAGGCGGGCGATGCGATGAGCGGATACACCAGCAGCCTCCTCGACGGAATCGCCGGTCTCCTCGCTGAGGCCGGCGTCGGCGTGTTCGACCCGGACGGGGTGATCGAGGACCCGGCGACAGGGATCTTCCGGGGCGTCACCCCGGACTTCCCGGATCGGGCCATAGGCATCACCGCCTATCCGGTCGAGGACACCGACCGCACCGACACGACCATCGGCGTGCAGCTCCGCATGCGCGCCGGCCGCTACCCGGACGCGATCGACGACATGGCCGACGCCGTCCGGGACGCCCTCCACATGCGCCGCCACTACGTCGTGGGCGGCGTCTCTGTCGTCCTGTCGTGGCGGCAGTCGCAGGCGTGGATCGGTCAGGACGCTCACGGGCGTATGGAGCTGACCAGCAATTACTACTTCCGGACCGACAGGCCTGGGCCCCACCTGATCGATTGAGAGGAACCGCCAGATGAGCACTCCCACGCCCACGAACGCGCTCGCGAGGCGCTGGAAGATCGACATCGATACGTCGGCCGCGAAGGACGGGTCGGACTGGCAGAACATCATCGGCGTCACGGACTTCTCGCCGAGCGCCGAGCCGAACATCGAGGACAGCTCGGACTACGACTCCGGCGGCTGGGCGGGCAACACCAAGACCGGCCAGGCCTGGGAGGTGTCTCTCACCATCAACCGGCGCATCAACGACCAGGTGAAGGTGTACCACCCCACCCACGAGGCCTTGAGGATCGCGTCGTTCTCCTCCGGGTCCGCCTCCGAGGTCCACGTCCGCTACTACGACCGCGACGGTCTCCCCGAGGCGTACGAGGGCACCGCGATCGTCACGTGGGCGCCGTCCGGCGGGGAGACGACCGCGCTGGACCAGGTCGAGGTCACCCTCACCGGCAACGGTCCGCTGCTCCTCATCACGAACCCGGTCGCCTGATGGCCGGGACTGCCACCCAGTTTGAGGCGCTGGACGACTTCCTCGATGACGGTCTCACCCTGCCCGTCACCGGCCGCGACGGACGCACCCGCGAGTACCACATCCCGGATCCCACAGCCGAGGCGGGCATCCGGATCGAGCGGATCACGACGCTGGCCGCTCGGCTCGCCGCGGGCGGCAGCGTGCCGGAGCAGCCGGTCCTCGACGACGACGAGGAACAGGATCTGTACCGGCTTTGCCTGGGCGACGCCTACGACCGGCTGCGCGCCGAGGTCTCCTGGTCGATGTTCAAGCACGTCGCCCTGACCAGCATGTTCTGGATCACCGCTGACGCTGAGACGGCCCTGGAGTACTGGCGCACCGGCGAGGCCCCGGGAAAAGCGGGGAGGAACCGGGCGGAGCGTCGGCAGATCTCGCGCGCCTCCTCGGTAAAGGGTGCGGCGAACGGGACCCCGTCACAGGCCTCTACGAGTGGTACGAGGGCGGCGTCTCAACGGCGAAGCAGGGGCGGACAAGGCCGGGCCCCCCGACCGATCTGAGCTGGCACAAGCTCCTTGCCGAGTGGGTCCTTATCGAGGCTGACCTCCACGAGACGTACGGAATCGACGTCGAGTCCGGCATCCTCCGCGCCCGCACATGGCGCTGGCTCCAACTCCGAATCCTCGGCCTGCTGTCGACCGAGTCGCGCCTCCAGCGCTGCTTCAACCCTCCTGAGGACCCAGCCCGACGAAGGGGGTAGACCGTGGCGCTCACTGTCGGCGAACTGAACGGCATCATCACCATCGACGACCGTGGGGTGCACCCAGGCCTGCGCCGCGCCGAGCAGGCCATGCGTCAGGCCGGGCAGCACATGGGTGACGACGCCGAGCGGGCGGGCCAGGCCGCCGGGCAGCAGCTCGGGGAGGGCCTGGTCCGCGGCGCCGACGGCCAGTGGCGCAACATGCGTGGCGAACTCGTCGACGCCGTCACGGCGGCGGCCGCCGAGGCTGAGGCGCGGGCGCATCGTGCAGGACGACAGATCGGCGATGGCGTCACGGATGGCCTCCACGGTCTCCAGGACGATGCCCAGCGGGCCGGGCAGCAGGCCGGTGACGGGCTCGGCGAGGGCCTTGCGGACGGCGCGGACGCGGGAGTTGCCGAGGCGGGCACCCGTCTGGAGAAGCTGAAGACGATTGCGGGCGGGGCCGCGGCGGCGGCCGGCGCGGCAGCGGGCGCGCTCCTCGTCGCGGGGATCACGGAGGCGCTGGACCAGTCGCGGATCGTCGGCCGGCTTGGCGCTCAGATGGGGAAGACCCCGAAGGAGGCGCAGCGGTACGGGAAGATCGCGGGCCAGCTCTATGCGGACGCGGTGACCGAGGATTTCCAGGGTGCTGCGGATGCGATCTCCGCGACGATGGCCGCTGGGCTGCTGCCGCCGAACGCGACGAACGCTCAGATCAAGTCGATCTCCTCGAACCTGTCCGACCTGTCGTCGACGTTCGAGCTGGACCTGGGGCAGTCGGCGAACGCGATCGGGCAGATCCTCAAGACCGGCCTGGCAAAGGACGCCCAGAGCGCGTTCGACGTGATGACCCGCGGCATGCAGGTGATGGGCCCGCGCGCCGACGACCTCGCGGACACGTTCAACGAATACAGCACGGTCTTCCGGCAGCTCGGCGTGGACGCCCCGCAGGTGACAGGCCTGATGGCGCAGGGCATGGCGGCCGGCGCCAGGGACACGGACGTCATCGCGGACTCCCTCAAGGAGTTCGTGCTGATCGCACAGGGCGGCGGCAAGACCGTCGACGAGGCGTTCGGAAAGATCGGCCTGTCCGGGAAAGCCATGCAGAAGGCGTTCTCCGAGGGCGGCCCGAAGGCGCGCAAGGCCTTGGATCAGGTCTTCGACCGGCTGCGCACCATCAAGGACCCAGCAGAGCGGGCCCAGATCGCTCTGGCTTTGTTCGGAACGAAGGCCGAGGACACGCAGAAGGCGCTCTTCTCGCTGGACCCGTCCGAGGCGACGAAGGCCCTCGGTGAAGTCGGCGGTGCCGCAGACAAGATGGGCACCACGCTGCGGGACAACGCGGGCACCAAGCTGGAGGCCTTCAAGCGGGGCATGCAGCAGAAGGTGGTCACCTTCCTCGGTGGCACGGTGCTGCCGAGCATGGCGACGTTCCGCAGTAAGGCGAGGTCGCTCCTCGGAGGGGTGTGGGACGAGGCAGGGAAGGACGGGGAGAGGGGCGCTGAGCGGATCGCCGGAGTCGCGCTGCTGATCGCCAAGAAGCTGGGCGAGAAGGTGATCGAGGCTGCGCCGCAGATCGCCAGTGCTGTCGCTGGCCTCGGCGGGAAGATCGCCGAGTACGTGATGCAGAATCCCATGGGCGTCTTCAAGATCGTCGCCATCGCGGGAGCGTTCCTCACCGCCCTCGTCGCCCTGCCCGCGCTGGTCGCGGCCGGTATCAGCGCAGTCGCGATCTCCCTCATGGTTGGCTTCGTCGGGAGGCTGATCAGCGCCCTCCAGACGAACATCCCGAAATGGTGGAGCTCGTTCACCGGCTGGGTGTCGAAGAAAGCCAGCGAAGCCAGCCAGTTCATGGCCGTGCTGGGCACCGCGATCGGCAGTTGGTTCGGCGGCCTGTGGTCGAAGTACGTGTCCGGGCCGGTGTCCCGCACGTGGAACTCCTGGCTGACGTCCGTAAGAGGGCTGCCCGGCCGGACCACGAGCGCGCTCTCGTCGATGGGCTCCAGCCTGGCAACGTCCGCGTCCAACCACTGGAACGCCTTCAAGAGCGCGGCGGCCAGGAGGGGCGGCGAGTTCATCGCGTGGGTGCGGGGCCTCCCGGGCCGGGCCGTGTCGGCCATGGGCGGCATGACCGGGCTGCTGGTCATCAAGGGTGTCCAGCTCGTCCAGGGTCTCTGGGCTGGTGTGTCGAGCATGGGTGGCTGGCTGGCCTCCAAGCTCAGCAGCTGGGCAAAAAGCGTGATCCCCGGCCCGATCGCGAAAGCGCTGGGCATCTCGTCGCCGTCGAAGGTGACGACGGCGCAAGGCCGCTGGATCGCCCGCGGCCTGATCGCGGGCATCACCGGGTCGACGAAGCAGGTCAAGGCGGCGTCAACGAAGCTCGCCGACATCATCCGCGACGGCCTCAACCCGGGAAAAAAGCGGTCCAAGGCCCTCGCGACGATCAGCGCGGGCACAAAGAAGCTGCTGAAGTTCGCCTCGCAGGAGGAGAAGGTCGCGGCCCGGCTGAAAGCCGCGCAGAAGAGCCTCACCGAGTACATCGCAGCGCGGGACAAGCTGGCTGCGGACGTGAAGAAGGGCGTCCTCGACGCCGCGAACATCACCACGCAGACCGGCAGCGAGGGCAACAGCGCCGAGTCCATCCTCGACAGCCTGCGCGCCAACCGGCGGGCGGCCGAGAAGTTCGCGGCGGACCTGGCCAAGCTGCGGGCGAAGGGTGTCCGCGCCGACCTGATTGCGCAGATCGCGCAGGCGGGTGTGGCCCAGGGCTCGTCGGCTGCGGCTGCTCTGGCGCATGCGTCGGCCAACCAGATCAAGCAGATCAACAGCGAGCAGTCGGCGCTGGTGAAGGCGGCTGGCAACGCAGGCTCGACCGCCGGGAACGCGATGTATGGGGCAGGGATCCAGGCGGCACAGGGTCTCGTGCGGGGGTTGCAGTCGCAGCAGAAGGCGATCGAGCGGCAGATGCTGACGATCGCCCGGTCGATGTCGAAGAGCATCAAGAGGGCCCTCGGTATCAAGAGCCCGTCGCGGGTGATGGCTGCTGTGGGTGCCTACACGGCTGAGGGCCTGCGGCGGGGTATCGAGTCGGGCCGTACGGCGGTCAACCGGTCGATGTCGTCGCTGGTGGAGACGCCCTCGCCGTCCGCGTGGGCGCTCGACGCGAGCGGGCGCAGCACGTCCGGCACGGGGCGAGCGCCGCGGGTCGTACGGATTGGCTCGGACGGCAGCAAGTTCGGCGACCTCCTGGTCAGTGAACTGCGCCGCAAGGTGCAGAACATCGGTGGCGGCGACGTGCAGTTCGTACTCGGAAAGGGGGCGTAAGCGTGAGCTTCCCTCAGGACCCGCTCGGCCTGCGCGGCCACCTCCTGCTGGGCGGTGTGTGGAAGGACATCACGCCGGACCTGTACACCCGGGACCCGATCACGCACACGCGTGGTCGGGCCTACCGGGCTACCGCGGCCGATCCCACCACGGGGACGGCCACGATCAAGAATCGGGACGGCCGGTACTCCACCCGCAACGCAGAGGGCCCTTACTACGGGCAGTTGACCCGCAATACCGCCTTCAAGGCGACCGTGCCCGGTGGCGACTCAGCCCACCTCGAACTGACCGGCGGCCTCGACCGAGCCACGACCCCGGACACCGCGGTCCTCGACATCACCGGCTCGATCGACATCCGTGCGGAGATCAAACTCGACAACGCGACGAGGTCTCAGGCCATTGTTCTGTGCGGGAAGTGGCTGACCACCGGCGACCAGCGGTCATGGCTCCTGGGCCTCAGCGCCGCAGGAGGCCTGCACTTCCGGCGGAGCCTCACCGGGACCGGGGGCTACCAGTTCTTCGAGTCGGCGGCCCTGCCCACCACCGCCACCGGCCGCATCGCCGTACGCACCACCTGGAACGCCACCAACAACCAGTACACGCACTACTGGGCCGACACCATCGCCGGACCGTGGACACCGCTCGCCACGTCCATCACCGGCAGCGCGACGACCCTGCCGGCCACCTCCGCCCCGCTGACCATCGGCGACATCGACCAGTTCACGGAGCTGGCCCGCCCGGACGGCAACATCTACAAGGTGCAGGTGCGCAACGGCATCGACGGCACCCTCGTCGCCGGTGTCGACTTCACCGCGCAGGCTGGCGGCGCCACCTCCTTCACCGACACCACCGGCCTCGTCTGGACGCTGGCCGGAGCCGCACTCCTCACCGACCGCATGACGCGCTTCAACCTCGAGGTGCCCGAGTGGCCGACACGCTGGTCGACATCGGAGGCCGACGCGTGGGCATCGATCGAGGGCTCCGGGATCCTGCGGCGCCTGAGCCAGGGACAGAAACCCCTGGATTCCTCCCTGCGGCGGCGCCTGCCCTCCGGCGGGCCACTCGCGTACTGGCCGATGGAGGACGGCTCGTCAGCCACCCAGTTCTACTCGCCGATCCTGGCCGTACGGCCGATGGCCACGACCGGGATGCAGCTCGCCGCCGACGACTCTCTCCCCGGATCCAATGCGCTGGCGACCATCCAGGGCGCGGCCACCCTCTCCGGGACCGTGCCCGCGCCGGCCGTCGGGCCGACGCAGTGGCACACCGAGTTCATCTTCAAGACGTCGTCGGCATCCGGCCCGGTCGCGGCGCGCACACTGCTCCAGTGGCACAGCACAGGCACGGTCCGCCGCTGGCGGCTCATGCTCGTCGCGGGCGGCTGCGAACTGTACGGCTACGACGTCGAAGACGTGGTGGTGACATCCAGCCTGATCGGCCTGTCGACGCAGGTCTACGGCGTGTGGTGCCGGTGGCAGATGTGGGCCGTCCAGAACGGCTCCAACGTCGACTGGTCCTACCGGTTCGTGCCGATCGGCGGCGTCGGCTCCGGCGTCGTCACCACCTCCTACGCGGGCACGATCGGCCGGATCTCCGCCGTGTCCAGCCCGACTGGCGGCTACTCCACCGACCTCAACGGGACCGCCATCGGTCATCTCGGCGTGTTCCCCACCCCCAACACCGGCATCTACAACAGCGCGGACACCGGCTTCGACGGGGAAACTGCGGCCACCCGCATGCAGCGCCTGTGCGCGGAGGAGCGTGTCCCGATCCGGGTCATCGGCACGGCCGCGAGCACGGAGCAGGTGGGCCCGCAGCGCCCTGCCGCGCTCCTCGACCTGCTGCGGGAGGCGGCCGAAGTCGACGGCGGTGTGTTCGGGGACTCCCTGACCCGGGGATTGCAGTACCGGACACGGGCCAGCCTGTACAACCAGGCGCCGAAGATCACGCTGGACTACGCGGCGCGGCAGATCGCACCGCCACTGGAGCCGGGCGAGGACGACCAGGCCCGCAACGAGTGGTCCATCACCCGCGAGGGGGGTTCCACCGGCCTCGCATCCCTGGAAACGGGCCCGCTGTCCATCGCCGACATCGGCTACTACCCGGACTCCAAGACCCTCGCCCTGTTCTCCGATGACCAGACAGGCCAGCACGCGGGCTGGGAGCTGCACCTCACGACGTGGAACGAGGCCCGCTACCCGGCGGTCACGTTGCGCCTGCATCGGCATCCGGAGTTCATCCCGGCCGTCCTCGCCCTGGACGTCGGCGACAAGATCCGCCTCATCAACCTCCCCAAGCGGTTCGCGGGCGGCGGCACGGTCGAGTTGCTCGTCGACTCCTGGGAGGAGACGCTCCTGCCGCGCACGTGGGAGATCACGTTCAACTGCGCGCCTGCCGGGCCCTGGTCGGTGGCGGAGCTGGCCCTCGCCGAGGACTTCGAGGACACCACCTTCGAGGTGCCGTGGACGAACGGCGGCAGCCTGCCGTGGGCGCGGTCATCGGCGCAGGCGCACACGGGCACGTGGTCGCTGAAGTCGGGGGCGATCACCAACAACCAGACGTCGGACGCCGTGTTCGCTGTTCCCACGGGGAAGACGGAACTGCGGTTCTGGTACTGGACCTCGTCGGAAGCCTCCGGGCCCGGGTTCGAGGGCGATCGCCTGCTCGTTTCGGTCGACGGGGTGCAGGTGCTGCGCGCTCAGGGGACCACCCCGTGGACGCAGGCCGTCATCGACGTGACCGGCAAGAGCACGGTCACCTTCCGCTACGCGAAGGACAACTCAACTGCGGTCGGCTCCGACTCGGCCCACATCGACAACGTCAGCTTCACCGGGCGCGGGCCCACAAGGCTGAACACGGACGGGTCGAAGCTCCTCACCGCGGCTACGGACACGGCGACGCAGCTGCTCGTCGGTTCGTCACCCGGGCCGCAGTGGACGATGAATCCGGCGCAGTTTCCGTTCAACGTGCTGGCGGGCGGGGAGGAGATGCGGGCGACCGGCGCCACATCGTGGGCGCGGGATGCGTTCGGCCGCACGGCCTCCGGCGGCTGGGGCACAGCAGACACCGGGCAGGCGTGGACGGTGGTCGGCGGCACGGTCGCCACGGACTTCGCGGTGGGCTCCGGGTACGGCCAGCACGTCCTCACCACGGTCAACGCGTCCCGCAGGTGCGGCATCAACCACGCGTTCCCGGACGTCGACGTGATCGTGTCGGTGACGACCTCCGCGACGGCGACGGGCGGCAGCCTCTACGGGGGCCCGCTCGCCCGGTACGTCGACGCCGACAACCTCTACATGGCCCGCATCGAGTTCACCAGCGGCAACGCGATTCTCCTGGACGTCAGGAAACGGGTCGCGGCCGTGGAGACATCGATCGGGACCTACGCCACCAGCCTCACGCACGTGGCCGGGACGAACGTCCGGTGCCGTCTCCAGGTGATCGGGAGCGTCGTCCGGGCGAAGGTGTGGCCGGCCGGGTCGGTCGAGCCGATCGACTGGCAGGTCGATCTCGTCGACACCTCGATCACCACGAGCGTCTTCGTGGGGGCTCGGTCGATCTCGGCCGCGGGCAACACGAACGTCAACCCCGTGATCAGGTACGACGACTTCGAGGTCCTCAACCCTCAACTGATGACGGTCGTGCGGTCAGTCAACGGCGTCGTGAAACCCCACGCAGCCGACACAGCGGTAGGGCTCGCGCAGCCTGCGCATCTGGCCCTCTGAGAGGAGACACGGGATGGCATTCCTGGCAGGTGAGATGGCCACCGCAAGCCGCGTCAACAGGTTGCAGCCGAAGGGGGCGCGGGCGCCCGCGACGAGCGCATTGTCGGGCGCAGCCACCCTGGCGGATGTCCCTGGCGCCTCCGTCACGATCACGACGGAGACCGCGGGCGCCGCGTACACCGTCGTCGCTGTCTTCGACTACCGGTTGAGCGGGACACCGACGACGCTCGGCTCCGGAAACATCATGGTCGACGGCGTGGTCGGCACCGAGTATGCGGTGTTCCGGGACGGCGGCGGCAGTGCCGGCACCACGGCGACGGTCACGCAGACGTACCGGGGAACGCTCGGTCCTGCGGGTGCGCACACGTTCAAGCTCGTCGCGTCGCCGGTGGTCGGCCAGCAGGTCAACGTCTACAGCTCGATCGACGTCGAGATCCGTGAGGTGGTGTGAATGGGCTCCCGTACTACTTGTCGTGGGCTTGTGGCCGTGTGTGCTGCTCTGGCGGCGCTGGTCCTGGCTCCTGTGGGGGTGGCTGCGGCGCCGTCGGCGGTTGTGCCGGATGTGGTGGTCACGGAGGGCGGGCTGCGGCTGGCGCTGGTGTCGTGCGCGCTGCGGAACACCGGGACTGGTTGGTCGGTGATCTCCGATGCCGGGCATCAGCCGTCGGGCTGTGAGGCCGTCGTGACCTACGCGGACCATCTGGAGCTCCAACACGACGTGGGCGCCGTGAAGGTGTCCAGCCTGTCGGTGACGGTCGACGAGACCTACGCCAAGAGCGGCCTGCGCGTGGGCGCGAGTGTGGGCTTCGACCACTCCAACATCTACTTGCACAGCGGGGCCGCGGGCAGCGCGCCGCTCAATCCGGCCACGGTGTCGGCGAGCAGCGGCAACCTGTGGGTGCAGGGCTGGCTGATCCTCCCCGCTGCCTGACCCCGTCTCACCACCGCACGCCCCGAGCCGCCGGCCGGGGCCTTTTTCATGCCCTGAGGAGGGCCCATGCCGACAAGAACCGGCCCCCAGTTCTACCCGGGGGCCAGCCAGGCGTACTGGTACGAGGACACCTTCGAGGCCACGGCGATGGAGGTCAACGTCGCGTGCCTGCACACCACCGAGGGCACCACCGTGCCGACCTATGCCGACAGTCAGGGCAGGAAGGGCGCATCCGCGCCGAATCTCACCGCCCGGCCGAACTTCCAGCAGAAGAAGCTGGAGTGGTTCCAGCACTTCCGTATCGACTCCTCGGCGCGGGCCCTGGCCAACCGGTACGGGGGTGTCGAGACCAACACCCTGAACGTGGTCCAGGCGGAGCTGATCGGTACCTGCGACCCGGCCACCCACGCGAAGTGGACCAAGGCGGGCGTCCAGCACATCTACTGGCCTGAGGCTCCCGCCTGGGCGCTACGGGACGTGGCCGAGTTCCTGGCCTGGCTGCACAGCGAGCACGGCGTTCCGCTGTCGGGCCCGGTCCGGTGGCCGGCCTACCCGTCCTCGTACGCCAACGGGGCCGGCCAGCGTATGACCGGCGAGCAGTGGTCGTCCTTCAAGGGCGTGTGCGGCCACATGCACGTGCCAGAGAACGACCACGGTGACCCAGGCGCGATCGACTTCCCTGAGCTGCTGGCCCTGGCCAAGGCGGCGCTCGGCCTGCCTTCGACAAGCCAGCCGAACCCGCCCACCACCAAGCCGAAGTACGAGCCGTTCCCTGGCGCCACCTGGTTCCGCAAGGCGCCACGGTCGGCGATCGTCACCGCGATGGGCAAGCGCCTCGTCGCCGAGGGCTGCTCGGCGTACGCCTCCGGCCCCGGCCCTCAGTGGACTGAGGCCGATCGCAAGTCGTACGCCAAGTGGCAACGCAAGCTGGGCTACACCGGCGCGGCCGCCGACGGCTGGCCCGGCCCGGCCTCGTGGGCGGCGCTCAAGGTCCCGAACGTCTGATGGCCGTCGACCGGAGCACTCCGCCCAGCGAGTGGCCGGGCCTGGAGACCAGCGGTCTGGCCAAGCTCACCGACGACATCTACTTCGGCTGGCTCGACCACGAGACCAACCCGCTGTTCTGGCACTGGTGCGCAGCGCTGGAAAACGTGCCCGCAGAGCACAAGGTGCACGACGGCTGTTGGGTAGCCGCCGGGACCAGCGCCCATCAGATGGTGTCCCGCTCCCCCTTGCACCTCGAACCGTCGCTGCTGTGGCAGTGCTGCGGCACGCACGGCTTCGTCCGCAACGGCGAGTGGATCCCCGCGTAACCCCTGGCTGCCACCAGCTGGCGCAGCCCGTCTGAAAGAGGAACCCATGAACGAGTCTCTCGACAAGGCCTACTGGATCGGCCTGCTCGTCTCCGTTGGCCTGCCGGTGCTCGTCGGCCTGGTGACCAAGCACGTCACGCACCCCGGGGTGAAGGCCGTTCTGCTGCTGGCCCTGTCCATCCTTAACGGGTTCCTGGTGGAGTTCGCCAACCCGGGCCCCGGCTGGGACTTCAGTACCGCGGCGATCCTGGCGCTCGTGAGCTTCGCGGTCGGCGTGCTGTCCCACTTCGGCCTGTGGAAGCCGGTCGGGGTCTCCGACAAGGCTCAGTCCGCGCTCGGCGGCGGAGCCTCGGTCCGGAGCGTCTGAGTGCCGCGCCGGGCGCCCTGGTTCAGTGGGCACCTCGGCCGCCGCGGCCCATTCTTGATCTTCATGGGGCTCGGGAAGATCTGCTTCGGCGCAAGCTTCATCTTCGACCCGCCCTGGGTGCTCGGCGGCCTGGACATGCTCCTCCGCTGGGCGCCACTGCACTGCTGGGCCTGGATCTGGATCGTCTGCGGCGCCGCCACCTTCTCCTCGGCCTGGCTGCGCTTCGGGCGGGACGGCTGGGGGTTCGTCGCCGCCAGCATGCCGCCAGCCATCTGGGCCTTCACCTACGGCTGGGCCGGAATCCTCGGCGACTACCCGCGCGGCCTGTGGCTTTTCGGTTGGTACATCACATCGCACTGTGGGGTGATCTGGTGCGCATCACGAGTCCCGCCTGATGCCGGAACACCCCGGAACCTCGGCCAGGCGGCTGAGGGGAGACCCGGGTGAACGGAATCTGGGGCATTGTCGGGGCGGCCATCACCGTGATCGGCACCATCACGATGGGCTTCCTGACGTATCGGGGAACGCGCACGGCTGCCCGCATCAACTCGGCGCCGACCTCGAAGCAGGTTGACCTGTCCGTACTGCAAGCGTCGGTCGAGCGGCTGAAGGAGGAGTGCGGCGAGTTGCGGACGGAACAGTCGCGCACGCGCAGTGTGCTGTGGTCGATCAGTCGGTGGGCGCTGGTGCTGCGGGATCAGGTCACTGAGCGAGGCGGAACGCCGCAGCCGCCTCCCCAGGATGTAGAGGACTTTTACCGAACTGGAGTCTGA